GGCCGCACCCGCCGTTGCGCTCCTCGTCTGCGGGGCTCGGGTACGGCATGGCCTATCCCACCTTCACCAGATAGTCGTCGGCCTCTGGCTTGCCCGTGGCCTTGCCCACGGCGATGTAGCGCGTTGCGCCGCTGTAGCCCGTGTATCGGCCCCACACGTAGCCGTCGGCGATCTTGTACCAGTTATCCAGCGTCACGGTCTCGCCGCTGGAATAGTGCGCCACCTCGGTGCCGCCCAGGCCGGGGGCGTCGCGCACGCGCAGGTAGTCCACAGTGCAGCGGTAGGTGCCGCCGAAGTTCTCGGTCGTTTCCTGCTGCGCAGGCTGCGGCTGCGGGACGGCTGCGGGGGCGCTTCCAGCAGTGATGCCGAAGCATTCCAGGTAGATGCGCGCCAGCTCGTCCAGGTTGCCGTTGAACTTCTCGCGGTCGCCGTCGTTGTCGATGAAGCCGTTCTCGCACAGGCGGTAGTTGATGCCGCGCGCGGCGGCTCGGTTCGGGTTCGCGAGGTCGGAACGGCGCACCAGCTTCTCGGAGCGCCCGGGCATGAACGCCGCCAGCTTGTCGGCCAGCGCATTGTCGTACTCGTCAGGCTCAAAGCCCTCCTTGATGATGACGTGCGCGCCGTGGGCCGTGGCGATGCCGCTGGCGTCCATGTGCAGCTCCACCACTGGCGCGTCGGTGCGCAGGCGGTTAAGCCCGCCGTCGGCGTACCAGTTGCGGGACGTATCGCCCAGCTCGACCTCGGAACCGCCCAGTTCCTTGATTCGCTGGCCCAGGGCGCGAACGCGCTCGGCCTCGGTGCAGCCGCCTGCGCAGCAGCCGGGGTCGCCAGCGCCGTGGCCGCAGATGATGAACAGTTTAGCCATTGCCTACTCCTTCCCGCCTACGGTCACGCCCAGCAGGGCGTCGAGCCACTTGGATGTGATGCCTACCGACTTGAACAGCGTGTAGGCCGCCTGCACGCCGCCTACCACGGCGAAGGCGCACGTGACCCATGCGCCCGGGTCTGCGGGCACGCCGCCCACGAAGCCGGTCACGACGCCCGCCAGGAGCGAGCAGCCCAGCGCCAGGATGCGCGCGGCCTTGCCGGCCATGGCCTCGGTCTTGATCAGCTGCACCGCGAACGGCACGGCGAAAGACAGCACGATGGCTGCGATTGCTTGCATTTCTGTCATTTCGGATTCCTTTCTATCGAGCCGATTCCTTGTAGAGCAGGTCAACGCGGTCGGCGATGTGGTCGACCTTCGCCGCCATGCCCTGGCTGCGCGCCTGGCTGTTCGCCAGGTCGGCGTGCAGCACCTCGTTGGAGGTCACGACGGACTCCATGAGCGCCTTCATAGCCTCCATCAGCGCGTTGCTGCGCTCCATCTGCGCGGCGATGCGGCCCTCCATCTGGCTGCGCTCGCGGTCGCGCTGCGCCCGCTCGTTCACCTCGTCCTGCTTTCGCTCCTCGCGCTTGAGGTCGATGTTCGCCTTGCGCTCGTTCTGGGCCTTGAACTCTTCGAGGAACTGCTTGCCGAAGTACAGGACCACTAGGACGAGCAGCGCGCCGAAAAGCGACCCTGGGCCGTACGGCGCGAAGATTTCCAGCACGTCGGTCATTCGTTTTCTCACCTCCTCGAATCGCTGCCGCGATTGTCCGCGAGGTGTCGCCGGGCAAAAGAAAAGCGCCCCCGAAGGGGCGCTCGCTACTCCTGCGGCGCTTCCGGCTGGTCGGGCTCCATGGCTTCCAGCTCGTTGATGCGGTCGCGCCACGTCTGGCGCTGCGAGATGATCTCGGCCACCTCCTTGGCAGCTGCGGCGATGGCCGAGAGCAGGTCGGTGATGGACGATGCGGAGAAGATGCGCTCCACCGCCTTCATGACCTTGTAGTCGCTCTGCTCAAGCTGCTGTTTGTAGCCGTTGATCTCCCCGGCGATTTCCTGTTCCGTCATGGGTCGCTCCTTCCGTTGCTAGGGTAGGGGCATGTTCCCATCCGTGTCGCCTCCAGGTTTGGATTGCATTGAGCAACCCCCCCGCGGGATTTCCGAACAGGCTGCGGTACAGCGCGTCCATGGCCCGCACGCTGCGGTGCGCGTCCAGCCGCTTCATGCCTCCGCGCCAGCTCTGGTAGCTCTGCTCCACCTGCTCGGGGGTCATGATGCCATCGGCGACCATGCGGGCCATCTTCTTCAGCTTGCGTCGCTCGCGCGTGATGGAGTCGCGGCACGGCTTCATGACGATGCGGCCCGTTTCGGTGTAGAAGATGCGCTTCTTCAGCCACGTGAAGCCGCGCGTCAGCTTCACCACGCGGGTCTTGCGCGGGTTCAGCTCGATGCCCAGCTCGGCGCATTTGCGCTCTATGAGCAGCAGGCACACCTGCAGGTAGTCCTTGGACTCGTGTATCAGGTAGAAGTCGTCCATATATCGACCGTAGGCCTCGGGGCGCAGCATCTCGATTACGTAGTGGTCGATGCGGTTGGGGTGCGCGACGGCGCATATCTGGTTCGGCTCGCTGCCCAGCCCCAGGCCCACATCGCCCTGCGCGTCTATCAGGCGGTGCTCCAAGGCGACCACGCGCGGATCTAGCAGCGCGGAGGCCATCTGGTCTTTGACGGGTTGGTGCGCTATGCGCGCGAAGTAGTCGGAGAAGTCGCCCAGGAGGATGTAGCCCTCGCGGCCGTGCTGCCTCCAGTGGTCGGCCAGGTGGCGCTTGAGCAGCTTCAGGGCGTAGTCGGTGCCGCGCCCCTTTATGTTCGCTGAGTTCGCGGCTATGAGGGTGGGCACGATCGCGGGCACGAGCGCGTTCTGCGACAGCGACTTCTGCACCACGCGCTCGGGGAAGTGCACGGCGCTGATGTGGCGCAGCTTGCCGCGCTCCCACAGGTCGAAGCGGATGAAGCCCCGGCATATGTCGCGGCCCTCCAGAAGGTCGCGGCGGGACAGGACGGCGTTGCGCAGGTAGTCCTTCATGTACCGCTGCGTGGACGCCTTCCACATCACGCCGCGCGCGGCCTGCTTGGAAGCCTTGCACAGGCTGTTGAGGTCGGCCACGATCTCAAGCGTGCACGCCTTGACGCGCTCGGCCTTGGCCTTGGCCCGCTTCTCCTCGCGGCGCTTCCGGCGCGCCGCCCGCCTTTGCTCGGAGTTCACAGAAGGCACCCCGCACGGCTTGCAATGTGGCTCTGACAGCCGCTTGAGGTATGGCCATGAAACGCGGCGAAGCCACGGAGCGCCGCGCCATGCAAGCAGCGTCCGGCCACCCTCGCGGGGTGCGTATTTACGGGCGTGAGCCCGACGGTCGCGCCTTCCTTCCTCTCCGCGCTCTGCTTTCGGCCCTGGGGCCTACTCGGTCTGGCAATAAGGGAATCCGGGGCGGGGGCGAACCCAGACGTCCGTCGCCGAAGCGTAGCCGGCAAGACCGTTGTTGGTGACGTAGCACACGTTTGACGAGGAGCCACCCATGACGGAACGCAACCACCAATTGTACCGATAAACAAGGCGCGACCGCCGCCCATTATAGCGAACGCAGGCGCTCTAGCTCGGCCTCGGCCTCGGCTATGCGCTCCTCGGTGGACTTCTTGCCCGTCATGCGCACGTTCTTGCGTGCGCCCTTCAGCAGCCTGATCTCCTCCTCGACCATGGCCGCCAGCTCCTCGAAGCGGTTGGCGTTCACGGGCAGGCCGATATCCATGAGGCACTGCATGTCCAGCATCAGCTGCTCGCAGTCAGCTATGGCCAGCGTCAGGTAGCGTTTCCTCTCCAGCGCGTTGAACGAGGTGTTGGGGTAGAAGCAGTCGGCGCGGTTGACGTTGTACACGATGCTGCGCGCCGTCTCCACCGTGGGCACCGCGTTCAGCAGACGATAGGCCTTCGGAACCACGGAGGACGACGCCATCAGCTTGTTGACCTCCGCGCGGATGGCGATCGCTTGAGTGAAAAACTTGTACTCGGAAACCTCGCGGTTGCGCTGGTAGACGCCGCTCACGTGCACCTCCTGGGGAAACTGGCGGAAAAAAACGGCCCGCTTCGCGGGCGAGAGGCGACCGCGCAAGGCG